CAATTTTATACATAGACATACGTCCTCCGTTAATGGTTAAAATAAAAGGTGAGACGTTTGGTAGTTTATACGATGTGTCTCAAACACCGCCAATGGGGCAGAAAGGAATAAAAGCCCCTAGGGTTACTACTTAACCTGTGATGACCCGAAATAAAATCCGACTAGTGCCAGCATTGTCTGTCGAACTTCGGGTAATAAAACGTATCCTTGCAATTCAATCCAACCATTTCCTTTACTAAATGCATTACCAAACAAGAACCCGAACAGTCCTCCACTTGGGTTAGCTTCGATAGTGACAGGTTCGTTAAAGAACGCAAGTACAAATGGTGCAAAGATTACAGCAAAGAGTGTACACAATGCAATGGTTCTACGGACAACTGCACCCGCCACCCCATCACGACTAGCCGCACGATCAGCAGAGTCATCAGCGACACCCTGCTTCTTGAGCATAGACTCTAGTTGAGCAGACTGAGATTGGGCTTGAGCCGCTATTAGTTTCATAACGAAACCAGATAGTGAGCCACCTAACATTGCAATGAGTTCTACTGACATTACTTCTTATCCTTCTTTGCATCCTTACTATTCTTACTCATCATAGTTGGCTTTTTCTTTTTATCTTTATACTGCTCTTCGTATTCTTTTTTAGTCAGACCCATGAGAGCATAGTTCTTCTCAGTTACTTCCATCGTAATGTCTCGTGCCTCATTAGGTAGCTTAGGCTTAGATTCTTTCTTCTTCTTCTCGATGGCACGTTGGTTCTTAGCCGCTTGAATGCGTATCTCTTCCTGATCGTTACGCTTCTTATATTCAGCCATTTGTTTATCTTCTGTTTTCTTTTTCTTAATCATTATCTATACCTCGCTGTTTTCTTAGCTATACTCTTGGGTTGTTTAACAAATTGTTTACCTGCTTTAGTTCCTTTTCGTTTGGCTTTAGTTGTAGCCGCATACTCCTGTGGGCTCAACGCTTTGATCGCCGCCTCTGGAAGATAGCGTTCGCCTGTCTTGGCTGATGGCTTGCCAGACTTAGTACGCCACTTCTGTTTACTCCAGTTGGCTAGAGATCGTTGTGATTTCTTTAGCATTACTTATATCCCCCGCCCTTAGACTTGTACATACGAGCTAACATCTGAGCTTTGCGTGCTGACCATTGTCCTGCTTTACCACCCTTTGTGCCTGCTTTGATGCGGTTGAACAGTGTCTTACGCATCGTAGGTTTAGTGTAATTACCCGCTTCGTTTACTCTACTCTTCTTTTTCATTTCAATAGTCTCCCGCTCAGTAACGCTATGCCCGCTAGAACTATCCCTACAAACAACGCACGACCAATCATCAAAGAGGTTGCATCTACAATCCGAAGTATCTGACCTAATACAGGCAGGTGCTTGCTCTCTATATACTTAGAGGCAGTCTCCACCCACTCTTTTTCTTTTACACTAAACTGTCCGTCTTGTTTCATTGTCTTTTCCTAGCTAAGATTAATGTAGCACCACCAACTAAAATTAACCCAACCGCAACTGGCTCAGGAATAACTGTTAACGCTGTGTCGCTTTCTATTGTAAAATCAACTGTGCCTGTAGTCATTGGTTCGTAAGATGTAACCATAGCCACTAGCTCGTTTGTGAATGTAACATCTGGCAGGTAGAAATATAAGTCCTCACCAACGCCCTCGTTGCTGTCATCGTCCTCGTCATACAACACATACGCTCTAGAGAATGAGTTGATGTTACCGAAGTTTATTTCTTCTAGGATGTAAAGGTACAGATAAGGGTCGCTGTATTCTCCTTGATCGGTGGGTGATACAAGATCGGCATCGTAGTTGGTAAAAGTTACAGTAGCCTCGCCATCTGCCACTAAGTGATACATCTGATAGAAGTGTGGTTGTTGTTCGATGCTTACTGTTGAGCTTGGGCTGAGTGTAGCTGTTAAGTCATAGATGTAATCAGCATAAGCCGCACAGCACATTAAACATATTAGTAGTATCTTTTTCATCGTCTCACTTTTTACTAAAGAAGTTAATTATTTTATATAGCTTGGAGTTCTCAGGCATAAACATACTAATCGTAGCTAGGAGTCCTATAACTCCTATTCCTACCGCAAGCATATTACCCTTGATTGCCTCCCAAATTATTTCTATGTAGATCATATTGGTGTTGCGTCCGTATTTTCATCGTCTCTGTTAAATAAATTTCTAAATGTTTCTCGTATTGAATTCTGTTGATCAGGTGTCGGTGGCTCTGGAGTAGGGATTGGTTCGTTTAACTTTTCCTCAATCTCTTTTACTTTCTCCTCACCTAAATTTTTAACCGCCTCTGCCCTTGCCTCCGCCTTAGCTTTCTCTTGTTCTGCATCTACCTGTTTTGCTTTCGTTTCCTCTGAGGCTTTTACCGCTTCTTTTACCGCCTCTGCGGCTTGCTTTACTTCCTGCTGTATAGCTTTAGCTTCTGCTTTCTCCGCTATGGCTTGTTTCCTAGCCTCTCCTACCTTTACCCCAACAAACGACTGAGTGGTAGGTATAACCTCACCCGCATACTTAGATGTTTCTGGTGGCGTTATCGTCCCAGTATCAACGAACTCTGCCACCATCGGTCTTGCTACTTCAAATACTTCGTGCGAGTTATCAAATATATGGTTAGCCTGAAACGCACCCGCACTACCCATTGCGACCAGACCACTAGCACCCATACTCTGGGCTTGTGCTACTACCGCTTGAACAACGCTTTGACCTGCTTGAGATACAGTTTCGGTTGCCACAGTTGTTGTAACTTGGTTACCAGCTTCTGACTCAATGATCTTGCCTTTGCCACCACTTGATTTAGTTTTGCTTTTAACTTCATAAGTCTCTCCATCGGTGTACATGACACCTTCAAATCGTACCTTCTTACCTTTATCACTCATTACTTTCTTATCAATATATAGTTATAAAACTCTGACGCAGTAAAATCGGGTAGCGTAGGAAACTGTACTTGCAGTTCCTTGTACTCTGTATATTTTTGTGCGTCTGCAAATATATCCCACCAAATCATTTGTTTATGTTTAATGTTAGAACAACAGTTTCTTACTATATCTAGTCTATCTTTATTAGATACGGCATCTATAAAGTGATCGATAAGTAATGTATCGCACTCGCCAGCATAGTTGTTAGCATCTGCATTTATTACAGTTATGCGTTTCATTATATCAGGGTTGAGTGCCTGTTGTATTTCAATAACATCTGGGTTATATTCTATAACAGTTATTTCAGATACATCTTTATTATTTAATAGCCCCTTCTCACGAATAAGAAAACCCAATCCAGTACAGATGCAATGACCTTTAGCTATATCTATCTGAGCTTGTAACTCAAGAGCAGACGGCTTACTTTCTAGGTTCTCGTACATATACTGCTTGTCATTATATACTAAAGTATATTCATTATGATCTGATTTAATCTCAGTATCATTTACTTTAATAGCATCTATGACAGGCAAATCCATTACACACTACTCTTCTTTACCAACTTCTCGGCAATACTTAATTGATACTCAGCGACATTTAAAGCCCACTTCCCATCACTAGTTTCAAACGGAGAAGTGTGATGTTTTGTAGAGCCTGAATTACTCCAATAAGAATAATTCATTTGTTGACCTTCAAGGTCTGCTCTATCATTAGCTTCTTGATAGGTTGTATAAACTAAATATATAGGTGTTATTTCTTCCATATCTATACTCCCCAATAAGCTTTCTGTTCGTTAAATGCTACTTCTGTATTTTCAGACGAACCAGATGATAAAATTATTACTTCACTTATATCGCCATCAAAATAATCAGAGCCGTTAGATTTACCAATGCTAAAAGCAATTCCAGACACAGTAGTATTAAATGTATCAGTTACATTAGCATATCTACCATTAGTAGTATCTGATCTAAATACTGTAGCTGTACCAGATGTACCAGATGGCTTACCCATAGCTAAAAGAGTTGGTCTAGTAAGACTAGTTGTTTCCCCTGCTGTAACATTTATACCATCGCTACCACCCGCTTGAAAAACAGTCCAACCCGCAGATGAACCACCTAAATATATAGAACCTGCTAACGGAGTTCCAGATGACTCTTGATACTGAGCTATAACTGGATGCTGGTCTGAGTAACTTGTTGTGTTACTTTCTGCATAAACAAGAAAACCTGTGTCATTATCACTTAATAAATTGAGAGCTCTATTTGGACTCATAAAGTTACTAGTACCATTAAAACTAAAAGCAACATCTCCGTTACTATTTGTTAGTAAAGCTACTGGTGTACTCAATATTGGTTGATTAGCGGCTGTAGTTTGCACTGCATTATATATATAAGCATCTTTTATGTTGTAAGTCTGAGTACCATCTATTGAAACAGTAAACGCAGAAACTTCACCTACCCCTTGTCTATTTCCTCCTGTATTACCTGCTAAAAACAATCCAGTTGAAACGCTAATAGATTGTCCAGTAACATCCGCAGTTCCAGATGTGCCATCAACATCAAAGGTTAAAGTATTACCAGACCTTGATAGCGTATATGTATGATCAGCTCCATCTGATAATGTGGCAGATGTAATAGCAAGAGTTATATCTACATTATTAAATGAGGCTTTAGTACTACCTGCTCTTCCTTTAGTAGAAAAAATTTCTATACCATCATTTGTTCCATCAAGGTTTTCTAAAATTTGAAATCCATTAGCTCCATCTACAGTTTGTTTAAATGTTCCAGAAATAACAAACTCGTTTGATCCTATACCATCAAGGTTGATTCCAGTTCCTACTTGAAGTATTGTTCCTGTTAGCGGAATAGTAACTGTCTCTGTGTTTTTGCATTGGTTATACCAAATAGAAACAAATCCAAATGCACTTCTAAAATTACCCAGAGTAGATGTAGAACCATCAGATACTAATGTTACTGGAGAGCTATCACTTACCAAACCATTAGAATCAAATGACACATCTGCTTCGGCATTATCGGTTGATCTGCGAGTACGCAAAGCATAACCAGTATAACTAGGTACAACTTTACGCACTGAGTAAATAGCATTATCATTAGCCTGTCTAGCATCGGATGGAAGTAAACCAACTTGTCTTGTAGCAAGTTGTCCAAGGTTCAACGATAAAGACATGACTTATCCTAAAGAACGTACATTAATAGAAGCTGACCCACGAACCTGTGTTTGTCCATCAGGAACAGCAAATGGTCGTGTAACTCCATACGGAGGAACATAGAAACTTCCTGATGTAGTTCCATCAGATGCAGGTGCTGAAGACCCATAGGCTACATAAGCACCTGAACCAGTAACATCTTGTACTTCAATAAAACCACTTACAGTAATAGCGGCAGTACCTGTACCTAAGCTAGTCATTCCACCTACCTGAATAGGTGAGCCTGTTTTTGTATAACGATAACCTTGCATAATCTTTTTTCTCCCTTGCCCTCTGTTCTAATAAAATGTTAAACTCTTGTCAAGTAAATTAATCAAGTAAATCAATTACAGTTCCTTGCGTCTTACTTTTCTTTTTTCTATCTTTTTTGTCATAAACTTGAGTGCCTACACCAAAGAAACTTAATGTTAAATCAAGTGGTAAATCCTCTAAGTCAACATCTTCATCGATAGCCTCTTTTACATTCTGTAAAAAAATTGGAGCAAACGAATCAAAAGCAATATCTTTTATTTCTTTATCTTCTTTAGTAACCCAATCTCTTCCGTGAAATGCTTCGTATGTAGCACCAAACATAGGGTGAAGTTTCCATTTAAACATTCTTCCTATTTGTTCGCCTAAATCTATATTCTTTCTATCTTCTTTAGATAATTGTGGATATTTAATAGCAAGTGCGAATAATCTAAAAGTATTTTTAAATCCACCGCTAATATCAAACCTGCGTTTTCCTACTACTATTTTACCATAATCGGCATCTTCTGGATCATCACCTACATCAGCACCGCCTAATTTACATAAGGTTATAATAGTTGCATAAAATGCAAAAAACCCAAACCAAGCCCTAAATATTTTACGCTGAATTAATCTACCGCTTTTATCTTTTCTTATTTGCAACAACTTATAAGCACTTGTAACTGGCAATGTTAATCGTGAATAAGTTAGCCGTGGAGAAAAGAACGCATAGCTTAATGCTTCTGCGGCGTTTTCAAAAGATCTAGGCATCGTAGGTCTGCCACTAACGCTATTAATAAATTCAAAATATTCTTTAATTCTTTCTTCAGAAGTGGTTTGACCATGTTTGTTAAGAAAGTCAACAGCTAACTGAATACGCATAGAGTTTAAAAAATTAACATACGCACGCTCAGATGCATCTTTTACGAACTTAACACCTATAGCTTTAAATAATGGTGTATCAAATAATCTTGTAGCAAAGTCCTCTTCACCTTTAAGTAAGCCACCATCAATTTCAGAAAGATTTATTCCTAGATTATATAGATCATATTTTTGAGCATTATATTTATTTGCGTTATCAATATCTGTAGCAACACCTGCAACGAAAAACCCTAAAAAGTTTTTCATAGTATCACGCATAGCGGCAGGAGGATTTAAACTCCAATAAAAAACACCCTGATTCATTACAGCACTATTGTCTAACATAGAAAGAGATGCTCTTGAAACTGTAGCTAAATCTAATCCAAGATTTCTAAGAAAGCCACGCCTTCTTCTTTCTATCTCAGCAATTCTTTTATTGATTTCTGTTCTAAGTCTAGCCCGCTCTCGTAAAAGTTTTTTTAGCTCCTTAGATTGTACCCCAAGAGCTTTTTCTTTTTTCTTTAATTGTACATCAAACTCTTTATTTTCAATAATTTTATTAAGTTCTTCAATTTGTTTTCTAACACTAGACTGTTTTTTTAAATCAGCTAACTCTCTTTGTGCCTCAGTAACAACTTCTGATTTACGTTTGCCCATAAGTTTAGGATGCGTTACATCATTAGCTAATTTTCTAATGTTTTCTATTTTCTCACGCAACGCCTGAACTAACTTGTCATCGTATACAGTATTAACCGTATTAGCTAAAGCATCTAAATTAGCTATCATTTTATCTAATATTTCTTTAACGGCTTTTACATTAGCAGAATTATTACGAACAATTTTTTCAGTATCAAATATTTTTGAAGCCGCTTTTGACAGGTCTTCATCTAATGTAGCTGATATTTTAAGCAAACTAAGAAATGATACATACTGTTTACGAAGGTCATATTGTTTAAGTGTGTTTTCTGCAATTGCTTTCTTAATATCTCTTACGCTAAACTCTTGACCATCTTGTTCTAGTACACGTTTAATTCTATTAATAATTGAGTCTTTGTCGAGAGGCTTACCATCTTTAACATCGTCACTAATAAACAACTCTGCTAACCTAGCACATAGTATTTCTGGTCTATCTTTATAGTTATCAGTTTCTAATATACCACCTCTTGCACGAGCATCAGGAATACGTTGTTCTTTACCTCCAAATTTGCCAAAAAATTTACCTGCTCTATTTGAAATGTCTTTAACAGCTTTTCTAGCTTTAGCTAAAAAACTTTCTTTCGGAACATTTTCTCTAGTATACTTAAAATAATCATCTACTTGTCCATCATAGTATTCGTCATCTTCTTGGTTTACTGCGGTTTCTGTATTATCAATACGCTCATTAAGTTCTGATAGCTTTCTAGCTCTGGTTCTTAAATATTGCTCGTCTAATGAAGACAACCCTTCTGGACTAGCTTCTAGTGCTTTTCTTAAAACATTTTCTTCTGTGTAATCGTCTCTAATAGTATTTCTATGACTACCAAGAACTCGTGCAGTTTCAGAGCGTGACTCAACAAGTATTTGAGCAAACTGTTCTATTTTAGATTTTTGAAAAATAATTTTATCTTCAAGGCGTTGACTAGCTTCTAATTGACCGTTTATTTTTAAATCATTTAATTGCGACTGCATTGATCTAACAGACTGGTCTAACAAGCTAACAGCTAAAACAAAACCTGCTTGTTGAGTGCTATTGAAAGTTACTCTTCCTTTTTCCATTCCTTTCAATACATAAATGTTAGTTATTTCTTCAATAAACAAAACTTGATCAAAATTGCCATCAGCATCTAAACCATAAAACTTTACAGCCTCTGCCATTTGGTCTTGAAAAGATATTCTATCAGAAGGTATTAATACATTTAGATCAAGACCGCTTGCTAAATCTGCATAATTATCAATAGTAGTATCAAGATACAAACTGCTAGATGTAGAGCCACCCTGCACAGAGTTTAGGAAATCATTTAACTCATCATCACTAAAACTTCGTTGCTCTTTGCCACCAAATTTACTAAAGTATTCACCTACATATAAAGTTTTGTGTAACGCACTATTTCGTAATTTTGGATTGTCTTCATAAAGTTCTGCTCCTCGTTCATATTGATCCATTTTTGCTTCATCTAATTCTCTTAGATATTCTTCGTATACGTCACTATTATATTTTTCAGCAAGTTCTTTAAGTTCGTCTTCTGTTATTTCTTTACCTTCATTTTCATTTAAATCTTTAGAATCTAATTCAACACCTGCTAATCCTTTGCTTGGCGTAATTACTTTGTTTGCTATATCTCTTGTTACTTCATAAGCAAATAATTTACCATCTTCTATATTTAGATAAATAGATGTATTATCATCTACGTCAATAGTTCCATAAAATTCAACAAGAAGCTCTGGGAAAGGCGATGCAATAACTTCATCCACTCTATCATAAAACACACCTTCTGATCCAAAAGAGTGCAACTTTCCATTTTTAAATACTATTTGTTTATTAGGATATCGTGTCCAATATTCTTTAGAATCTTCAGTAAGTTCTCTTTCTCCTAAACCTAATTTTGAAATATAATCCTTAAGGTCTGATTTATTATTAGTTAATAATGCATCACCTAAAATTGATGCTAATTCTTTACTTACATTTTTATCTAAGTAATTTCTAACACTTAGAACAGTTCCAAGTAAACCTGTTATAATATTATCTAAACCTTCATTCTTGAAAGTATTTGCTCTTAACATATTTGAGTCGTTAGGATCTATAGAATTATATACAATGCTACTCGGATAATGATCAGTATCTGCTACATACTTAATTGAATGAGCAACATTTACATTAGGTTCTAATCTATCTGCTATTGCAAAAATACTAAAAATTCTATCCGTAAAATCTCTATCAAGCTGTTCGAACCTTGAAATAGCATCAACTAGTCTTTCTGTTTTTTTAATCTCTGTAGTAGCACCCAAATAAACTTTGTTTATTTCTTTTAATTCTTTTTCAATTTCATTTAAATTTGCATTATCTGCTCTATAAGTTTGATCTGCAAATTGTCGGTCATCATCATACTCGTCTCCTACTTGTGTTATACACCACGGATTTGTTTCTTCTCCCCAATGTGTATCAACAAAATTACGAACAATAGGTTGCATTTCAAGGTCATCATTAACCTCAAACATTTCAAACCCTTGATCAAGTTCTGTTTTTTTACCCAACTCAGGAATATTATTAGGATTTATAGGTTTAGCTTTAACCTCTCCTGCAAACTTATCAATTAAATCAGCAGGTGATTTGTATTGTTGAGGGTCTACTTTTTTAAGTTCAGATATGCGAATTGCTTCTTTTAATAATTCATAGTCTGTAACAGGGTTATAATTACCACGCTTTGCATAAAACTGCCCTAGCTTACGCTCTTTAGATGTAGCGTGAGTTTTTATAGCTTCTTTAAATTCTTCAGATAATGGATTTCTTTGCTCTAATTGCCGTTTAGCATTTTCTGTATTTACAGTTCCAAACACAGTTTCTACTTGAGTTTCTGCTAAAGTCTGACCAGTAGAAAAACCTTGCACGACAGAGTTAAACATATCTATAACTTCTTTATCAGGCATAGATTTAGTTTTTAAACCTACTAATCCCAATAAACGATCTTTATAATTTTTAATACCTTTTCTAGTTGAAGGCAATTCGGTATGAGTAGCTGATAGTATGCCTGCTAACTCAGCAATCATTTCTTCTCGTTGCCCTATTTCAGAATAGTCAGAGTATAAATCACGATGTGCTTCAATTCTTGCAACTAATTCAGGACTAGCTACTTTAAGTGCATTATCTAATATTGTATTTATTGCTGTGTCAAATGTGTCTACACCTAAGTAGTTATCAAGCAAAGCATGGAACGCTTCATGTGCTATTGTTGTTTTATTTACACGTTTACCATTTAAAATAATTCTACCGTTATTGTAAACGCCTGCACTAGCTTTTTCTAATCCTGTTAGTTTAAGATACTGCTCATCATTTTCTGCTACAATAATTTGAAGGTTAGGCATTAATCGCAATAGAGACTTGCGTATATTAGCTATACGCTCACGAATAAATGGATCACCTCGGTTTTCTAAATCGTATACAAGTCTTAGCTTTGTATCATCTAAAGACTCACCTTCTTTTCTAAATTCCTCTACTTTTTCATCGTGTATATTTGTATTAAGAATTTCGTTTTTTGTTTTTTCACTTAATCCACGAGGCTGATCTTTTGATTTTTCTTGCACATTTTGTTTTACTAAAAAGTCTAAATACTGAGCATCTTGATTGTTTTTAACAAAAGCATTGTAACGGTTTTGTGCATCTGTATCGCCATTAACGCCCGCTACAAAATCATCTTGTATCTCTGGAAACATTTGAACAAATTCACGTTGTTGTTCTTCAGACATAAACTTGCCAAAACTATTCCAATCAGCATTTGTTAATACACGCAATCCAACATTGTTAAACGATTGATTAAATTCAAATAATGCACTTTGGGTTTTAGATATTACATCTTGTACTTCTTCAGTTGTTTCAGCATATACGGCTTGATCTACTAAATCTTCCGCTAAATCTTCTGTTAACCCCATAGTAGTAAGTTTTGTTACAGCCGCTTTTCTGTATACTTTAAATGTTTCGCTTTCAGGGTCGTTACTGTCTTGTGCTTTTTTAATATCTTCAGCAAAATCATCAAGGTATTTTTTACTAAATGTAGCCTCTACAGTAGCAGATGCACCACCCATAACAACAACAGCAGGTAACGCTTGAACCATTGTGTCAACAGCACCAACTCCTACTTTTTTATAATCAGCATTTGTAACTATATTTTGTATTTCTTTAAGATAAGGAGTTTCAGGGTCTAAAGACTTCATGCCCTGCCCTCCTATTTCTTGAGCTGCAAATTGTCCACCTTCTTCTATTGTTTCACCTATAATACGATAAACCGCATCTACACCACCTGCGGCTATTCTTTTAACTAATTCAGGCTGTTTCATTAGCTTGTTCATTATTTTGCGTTTTATAGGTTTTAATACTGCTGTGCTTAAACCTGTGCCTTTAACAAAAGGTATATTAACAGTTTGCTCAATTAACGCAAATGGAACACCAACAGTCATAGCTATTTCAGCCGCACGCCGATACTCGTCATCTGGCATATTTATTACATCTTTGTCGTACAGGTATTCTTTCATCATGTCGCCTGCACCAAGCTGTTGATTGTATGAAGTAACAGCTAACCCGCCACCTACACCGCCTGCAAATGCTGTAGATGCTGATCCTGCCAAACCAAGAATAGCATTTTCTGCCATCATGCCTGCACTTTGCAACGCCATCATACCGCCACGCTTAGGATTAAAGTAATTTAAATCACTATAATCGTATGCACTACCAACTCGTTCTTGAATGATTTTATCATTTTCAATAAGCTGTTGCACTTGCTCTCGATCACCTTGAAGAACATTCTCCATAATGCGTTGAGACAAACCTACATTATAAGTACCATATCGTGTGCTACCAACAATGCCACCAGAGCCTTTTAATGGAACACCTGATTGATCATAGTCTACATCAAGAGTTCCTTCTAATGCATCTTCTTGGAATGCACGCTCTCCAGATAAAAAGAATACATCTCGTAATGCAAACTCAGGCGGTACATACCCAGATGGCGGTGTTACATTTGGTTTAGCTTGCGGTTTAGGCAGGCTAACATATTGAGAAACAGTTCCTTGTAAATCAAAATAATCATCATCTTCAGGCTTAGAGTGTTCTTGTTTTAGTGTTTCTCTAACTTGTTGAAATGGTATTGGTTTATTTTTATCAATATTGTTTTCTTCACGAATATTTAAATCTATTGCTTGATTTACAGAGCCATCCATTATTTGTCGTGCAGGAATGTTATTTTTAGCTCCATAGTATTGGCGTACTACGTTTGTATTATCTATTTCAGCAAATGGTTCATCTAACTGTTGACCCACCATTTCAGGCATTTTAACAGCTTGATTTAATATTTCATTAGGTCTAAAAGCTAATGTAGGTTCGTTAGCAAACGAATAACCACGATTATAATATTCTTGTTCTTTTTTTAAAATTTCTTCTTTAGAATATCCACGCTCTACGCCTAATTTATAAAACTCTTCTTTTGATTTAAACATAATTATTTCTCTGGGAAAAATTCCTCTTCAACATTTAATTCAAATCTTCCAAATAAACCTGATGTTCCTTGTTGAAATCTTCTTACAGATTCATATTGTCTAGCTACATTATAAATTTGTTGTAAAGTGTTTCCTAAAATTGCCGTATAATCATCTTCTGTAAGGTCTACGTTGTTTTTTTCCGCTTCAATAATTTTTTCGTTAATAGACTTTATGCCTTCGATGTAATATTCATTGTACATAGAAGCAGGTAAATTAGCAGTAATTGAATTAAAATTTTGACGAAAAGCTCCCATAACTATATTTCGTTCTTGTTTGTATGTAGTATTAGATGTAGGAAAATTTGGGTCACCATCTAGCCAAAATTGATTTCTATTTATATCTTTAAATGAATCTGTTAATGGAGAAAACATCCAATTTATAGTATCTGCATTTAATCCTAAATTATTAGCTCTTTCATAAAGTTTTCCTAAATAATCAATTCTATCTGTACCTTTAGAAATTCCCAAAATAGTTGGTATTTCACCAGTTTCTGCAAATGTATTAATGCTTTCGATTAACTGAGTAGCTACTTTTCTATCAGATTCACTTAAATCATTTATAGATTGAGTAGCATCAGTTTCTAATAATCCTTCAAACATTAACAAAATACCTTCTGGAAGTGTTTTACTTTCTCGCTGTGACTCAATCCACGGTTGACTTAATTCATTTCCTTTAGCTAAGGTAATACCTTCATCATAAGTAGGCTTGTATTGATCTCTAATGATTTCTTTTCCTCTATTAAAAGCTCTTCTTTTTAATTCAAACCTTTGACTAGGATTTAATTTTTTTAAATAATCATCATTATATGCTCTTCGCAATTCATCAGGGTCTGTTGCTTCTAACATATTAGTTAAAATTCTACTATAATGACCTGATTTTTTAGCTGTATCTTTATCTTCTGGGCTTAAAGTGCCAATGTTATCAATAATACTATCACCCGCTTCAATTTCATTATTATTAAATTTTTCATTAGCTAAATTTATTTGATCTACCTCAAACTGTTTAGCTTTATATCCAGTAGCTAAACCAGTATATTTAGTATCGATTGTGTTTTTATCTTCTCTCCATAAAGTATTAAAGGTTTTATCATCTACCATTCCACGAGATTCAGCCCATTCAGAATAAAACTTATCTAATCTTGGCTGTACTACTTGATCATTATATTCTATATCATTTAAATCAGAACGCTCTGCACGACCAACATTTAACTCTTTTTGTAAATTTATTACAGAAGTTTCATAATTAGCTTTATCACCTGCTGTTTTTGATTTTGCAAATTGATCAATAACTTCTGAACCTAAATTTAAAACATCTTGCATAAAAGCCGCTTCGCTTTCAATACCTATTGTAGACGCTTTAATTGTAGGAGTAGGATCTATTTGAACACCTCTAGCTGTTCCTATGCTAGACTGTTGCTGATATAAAGGTATTTTTGGCATAATAAGTTCCTATTTTAAAAATGCTTTAGCACCAAGTGATTTAAATCCTGCACTTAAAGTCCCTGCATCAGTTGATCCTGCAATACCACCTAATGCTCCACCAATTCCACCTACCGCTCCTGATATACCTCCAAGTAATGATGCACGAGAAGCCGCTTTACCTTCTGCTATAGCGTTTTGAGCCTGAACCTCACCTTGATAACGACCAGTTTTTGCTTCCTGTTGAAGTGTTTGTTCTTGTAACAATCGATTACGGCGTTGGCTTTGAATGTCCATTTCCATTTCAGTAGCTTGTTCAATCATAACAGCTAAAGGAGTACCAGAGCTTACTGCTCCTGTCTTAGCATATGCGGCACGTTGTGAAGCCATTTGTCGGCGTTTACCTTTATAAGCACGAGTAGTTTCAGCACCCATTGTTTCACGAACAGAGCGTGCTTCCATTTCTTTAACTCTAGCATTATAGTCAGCCATTTGGCGTATAGTCTTAGCTTTTCGTTTAGCCGCTTTTTTAGCACTACGACTACCCATTATACCCTGAGCTAACTTTAGCCCGCCTGTAACTAGTTGTAACATTACACTCCCTCCACATCTACTACCATTGCTAATACAGTACAGGGCTGTGGTGTATCTGATACTACATAAACAGTTTGTAAGAACTCATTAGCATTACTTAACCAAACCTCCGCATCTTCAGTATTTAAAGCTGTTGTGCTTTCAAATCTAACTGGATCAAGGTCTGTTTCTGTTTGCCCTACTTTAGCTGACAATGTATCTTTAAATCTAATTGTTGCTTTTTGTATAGCTTTTTTAGATCCTTGAGTTGATCCTCTACTATATTGAATATCTTGATATAATGGTGCTAGTGTAGATGTATATGGTAATCCTACAATTACATTAGCATTGGTTTGACTACCTACATTAATAGCTCCACCAGAAACAGTAGCTGTTTGTGCAGTACCACCATTAACTTTATATGTTACTGTTTTATTTTCTAAATGGTCTAGTCCAGTAAAACTGCTACCAGTAAAATTTTTGTTTCTAACATAAAGATCTAATCCGCTATACTTTTTAGTATATGCACTTTCATGTATTTGTGGGTCAAACTGTACTAGGTATCTATCATCAAGTATTCTAGGCTGTATACCTTCGCCTGATTTAACTGTTTGAACTTCACCTGTTCCTGTATCTTCAATATAAAGATCAATGTTGTATTCGCCTATAGAATCGTAAGTAAGAGTAACTTTAGTTTGATTACCACTATCTTCAGTAGCATCTATAGTAACAGTAGGGTCACCTTCAAACTCAATAAATGCATCATTTGCTTCTTTGCTACCACTAACATTCCATAAAAGTATTTCTACACCACAAATGTCACCGTCAGCAAACGTCATAGTTTTAGAAAAATTTGTGTTAAGAGATGGTGAACCTGTATTATACAACGTATCATTACTAGAAGTAGAAAGACCTGTAGCAAATGTATTAACTCTAGGTGTAGCAAATACAGCAGATGCTAAGAAGTGATTTTTTAAATTATAAATACCACCTGTTTGTGCTTTAAGAGCTGTGCTATTATCAGTTAAATTAATAATAGTTCCACTTGAATCTTTTAGTGTAATAATTCTATTAGGCGTTTGATCACCTTCACTACCAATGATTTGTTTTAAGAAATAAGTTTGTCCATGTACTAACCCACCAATGTCTGGAGTTCTGTTTGGAGAAACAGTATTGTTTAAATAAACAACAGGTATACTTATATGATCAGATGTAAATGGATGACCATTACCTGTTAGAGCAATTGTTCCACTACCAACCGATACAGTCCAATCAGTACCACCTCCTCCTTTAACGGGAAATTCACCAATAGTATAAGCGTGTTTGCAAATTATTTGTGATGTTTCTGTATTAATTATTTGCCACTCTACACCATGAGTAGTACCTTGTTCGGCACTTGTTGCTCCTACGGTTAGCTCTTTATTAACCTGAATAGTATGAGTGCCACTATCCCATGCAGGTTGATTAAATCTGTCTTCTGTAAGAGCATAAGCTACGTTTACTGCTGAATCACTATGACCAGATACTGTTAATGTTTCAGGAACAATGTGTATTCTTTCGTTAGTAGGAGTAACGCTTTTTAATCTACCCTTAAACCCATATACATCTGCAGTAATATTAGATATAGAACCTGAAGTTCCATTGGTTTGTTCTACTGGCAACACAATAGCTGATGCTTCACCTGAGCCATGCACAAGTCTAGGTGTAACGTGTTTAGTTGGATCAGCAGTAATTTCAATTTCTTGATTATCTACACCACTACCATTACTTACTAAAGTTACACTATTACTCCACCCCGTAGCAGGAGGAGAGTCTCCAGTATCAGAAACATCAGAAACAACAGATGAATCGCTTATTGTAATAATTTCCCATTTATCATTACTACTTTTAAAACGAATATTATAAACTCCATTAGTCCATTGATGTTTACTATTGTAATCAGAAGTTCTAGTATAAACACCATTTACAGCAGAGGTGCTATGACCGCTAATAGTTAACTGTTGATCTTCTCTTGAAGACGCAATCGTTATGTTAAATTTACCAACATTTAATCCTGTAACAGCATCGTTAGGATTTTTGATTGTGAGGTAAACTTTATCTTCTCTGTTTACTTGCGGAATAACTGCTACAGATTCTACTGTTCCGTCAAAGGTGTGTCTATGCCACGCAAATGTATTAGTTTCTCTTTCGTATGTTAACCCAACAAGATCACCATTATTACAAACTACCCATATAATAGTAGCAGGTTGAGTTTGTACTGCAATCTCTTTAACTCCGTCTCCAATAATATGTTCTGCAATTAATGTTAAATCTCTAGCAAGATAATCGTTTTGGTTATTTTGAAGATACCACTCACGAATTTTTTTACCCTGACGCATAATAAATAAAATAGCAGAGTTAACTAGTACACCTTGAGCATTAGATGACCCATATTCAGATCGTCTTTTTAAATTTAATTGTGTAGGTGTTACAGGTAAAGATTGATTGCCTGAACCTAGTGTCCATTCGCTTGATCTAGTACCAATGTTTAACTCTCTGCCTGCACACAACCATGTAATTTCATCTTGTGTTAATGAATTAAATTTTAAATCTAATGCGGCTGTATCTTCTGATCCAATAATAAAATTATTAAGATCATCAATCTTACTCATCCATAATCTGTTAGGAAACTTTTTATTACCGCCAAAACATAATCTGTTTTCAAAAATACTGATACTGTTAGGGTAACCATTTTTACTAGAAAAAGCACTTTCTTGAGAAGCTACAATTTTAGGAAGACTTTTAGCCCATAATCCTTTATTTCTTTGTGTTCTAAAAGTACCACCAGTTGTATAATCGTCATCAGCTCCAGTTCCACTGTCAAAATCTCGTGTTGCTTGATAATAGTCAACCTCTCCATCAAATGATAATCTTAATAATTTTGGATTATCACCTATAGCTCCATTAGTTGCATCAGGGTCTTTATAAAGAACAATAACATTTACATCTACATTAGTAGCTCTATCTATATTAGAGTTATCTATTACAACTTTAATTCCATAATTTTGTTTTGTATCAGTACCAAGATCATCTAGCCCGTCTGCAGTTGCTATAAATGTATTGCCTGCGTTAAATGTTGTTTGTGAATTAGGAAAACCTACAGTTTTTAAATAATCCGTTTGAGCAGTAACAGTAACATTAGCTACAAGTTTATATTTAGTCCCTATAATTAATTCTGATACTCCTAACAGTTTTTCAGCAGGAACAGAGTCCATACCCCAAAAAGTTTTATCTATAACAGAACTAGTATCTGATAAAACATAAGACAGTCCAGTATCTTTATATGAAAGATTTCTAAATACAATTTTATTTAAACGATCATCTAAACATAACAAGTAACCATTTAAATATACAGTATCCATTTGATCTCGAACCATTGTTCTTGAATCATTTATACCAGCATTGTTATATGCAGGCTCTTGACCTAATCTATGATCATGTACACTAAACGTACCATTAGCTGTGTTTTTATTTCTCTTACCGTATTGACCACCAACTCCATAATATTTAAAATTTTTCCCATCTACATCTACAGTATAACGAGCTATAGATTGAAGCGGTTTATTTTTTCCTGCTCTCCATTTTTCGTGAGCCTTCCAATAAAATTTACCGTTACCAAAACCTAAACCTGTAATACCAAACACATTGTGTTCTTTATTTTCTGGTCTAGCGAACAATGTTTTAATTTGAGTGTTACCTATATTTCCTGAAGCAAAATCTGACTCAGAAAAATAGTTAATTTTCATTTGAGTAAACTGTGTTGCCTGAGCAGTTCCTTGAGCTTTATCACGCATAACAACGTAAAGGTTGCCATCATTCGCAGAAGCAATTCCAAAATGAGCTTGTCCTATCTCTTGTCCACGACCTGTTGCTCCTGTAGTATATTGATTACTATATGTTAATGACTTAATTAAAGGACTGCTTAATCTACCATCACTTAAACTATAATTGTATCGTACAACTTTATCATCGTTTGTTAGTGCATACATATAGGGTGTAGAACCAAATATAGAAAAACACATATCGATAAAGTCTTTTTCATTGTTATCAAATGCAGTGCCTGCAGAATCACTGCCTGTTAAAGCTGCAATGCCAAGTGTGCCGTCACTGCCAGAAAGAGCGTCATCGCCTCCATGCGAACCATCAGCAGTAAAGTCTCCTACAAATACAATCTTATCACCTTTTTTATATTCGTATTTTGCAGTATAATTAAAAATATTATTAGTGTATCCTTCTTCTATATCTTGTATGGGAGAAATCCAAAACCCTGTTGCGGTTCGGTTATCTACATCAACAGAATCAATTCTAAATAACCCTGTAACAAAGGGGTCATCTACTTTAATTCTCATTATTGCACTACCCGCACTATCAGAAGCAGGATAAAATCTTAATCTAATAAAAGTATTAGCACCTTCTTTTTCTGTTGATGCAAATGTTCTATTTGTATAGTTACCACTAGAATCTGCATTTGTTGCTACTGTTCCCGCACTTGTGTCTACTAATGTAAACTCAGGAGAAAATGAGTCGCCGCCGTCTGTACTTTTTTCTAAAACAACTTTACCTGCCCAATCACTACCCGCAGATTCTATTTCATAATTTGCATAGGATGTGTTTAGTGAATCAGTTACACCGCCTGTTGTTTTTGCAGATACAGAAGAGTTAATTATATTTCTTTTTTGTTTTATTACTAAAAAAGAACCTACATGAGTTTCCTCAAAATAATCAGAACCTGCTGTAATAGTACACTCGCCTGAAATAGAGTCAGGAGAAAAATCAACATCTAACTCATCTCCCATAGGCGGGAAAACATATTCTAATTGAGTTAAAATAAATTTATCATCTTCCTGTCGAATTAATTGTTGTATAGGATAATCTTCGCTAGATATAAATAATACATCATTTGACTGAACAAACTTTAATTTTTGTAAAACTTCGTCAGGAAAAACTGTAGGAATAGAAGTAATTAACAAGTTATCTTTAAAAATACTTAATGAGTAATTAGTAAAACATAATACAAATGTTTCTTTTGCATTTAATATAAAAGAATATAATTTAGTTTCTCCAACAGGGAGAGATAATGTATCTGTAAATTCATGCACAAATTCTGTTGAAGGTCTTTTAGTAGCACCACCGTATTCTAACGGAATAAAGTTTTCCATTTTAATACAGGATTTATCATATATCTCATTGTCAGTTCTAGCATATACATATGGAGATACTTCTCCTCCATTAAAAGCATTAACAACTTTTTTAGCCATAACGCCTCCTAACTAAAACTACCATATGATGTTTGTGAAAATGGTGGATATGAGTTGTTGTATGATGAGTTAGATGTATATGTAGCTTCTAACCACTCGCTATCAATAGTAGGTGGATCAAGACGCTCTGTGCCGTTAACACGCCGTGCTTCTGGCATAATTACAGAGTTAAACTCTTGTAATAAAAATTCATACATTTTTAAATCACCAGTAATTGGTATAGCCATACGAGCGGCTAGTAATGTAATAAACGCTTGTGCAAATAAAGAATCCATTGCGACAGGGTCAGGAATACCATCATAACATAAAAATACTTTTTCTTCATTAGTTAATATAGCGTTACCTTCTATTACCCAATCAACACGAGGTTTCATAAATTTATATACTTCTGCTGAGTTAGTGAGATAAAATGATCTTATAGCATCGGTAGGAAGTGCAAATGAAAAATCATATTCAAAGTCTGGTTTTACTGCAGTTACTGAAACTACTCCATGATCAGCACCGCCACTATAAGTATGTCCTACAGGAGTATATGTATTATCACCAGTAAGATCACCTGTTGATGTAGTTCCATCCCCTGCGGCTGATGCTAAACCACTAATACCCCATACACCTTTATCTCCCTTACTATTATAATTTTGGTAATCAAATGAGATTGTAAGACCTGTAGTTACTGTAGGATCTGTAAAATATTTAGGTCTTCCAGCGAAAGATAAAGTTTCTGATGCAAATAAAGTTGTACCTGTTCCTCCACCTATAGAAGCAACATTACCACCTTGAGTTTCTACAAGAATTTCATATGGAGAAAGTCGCTGTCGTTTTTTACAACAGTTCCAAGAATGCATTCGAGTTAACTCTCCAAGAGTTTGTTCGTAATGTAAGTTAACTGTTTTTGCGTGAGATATTGTGTTGGCTGTTATCTCAGAGTCGCTTAATGTGAGACGCTCACTACCAAGTTTGCTGAGTGCAAGATTAATTATATTTGTTTTAGTAAGAGCCATAATAAAAAAAAGGGTAAGGGGAGGTTGCCCTCCCCAATGTATTACTCGTTTGTAGCGATTAGGATGTATCCAGAAATTGTAACTGATTGATTTACATCAGAGTCAGTTGTTACAATTAATGTCTTTCCTCCTAAGTCAACACTACCTGTCGCACTACCAGTAGTAGGAAATGCAATGCTTCCTGCCGCAGATGTAGCACCTGAAGTACCTACTGCATCAGTATCATCCGCATGACCAACAAGAATAGTAGAGTTAGTGCTACCACTATTTGGGTCTGTGAAGAACAAGCTCGCACCAATTAAGCGTGCTTCCTGTGGAAGAACACCACTAATAGTGTGAGTTCCTGCACCTGTGCCTGTTGCTAAGGATACTGGAATTGCTTGAACATTTCCACGATAGTTAGACTTTGTAACGATACCAGAATTTAGGTTTGTTACTTCTGTAGAATTAGCCATAATTAATCTCCTTACTGCTTACAAGCGATTGCGATAACTTTTTCTTCTTCCATACGAACAGCACCGAACTCGGCTTTCATGTAAGCATAGTAGTTGAACGACTTATCAGCACGCTCACTAATTTTAGTTGTCATGTCTGGATTAACTTCAAACAACGCCGCATCTTGGATCATTGCATAACAAGCACGAGTTGCTGTACTGTCTGTGTCTTTCCAAACGCCTGTGTCTGTATTAACATCAACATCTAAATCAATGTTAAAGTCAGCAGAAGCAGTTGGGTTAGCTGTGCTATGGAAAGGAACAATATTAGAAATACAGAAGCTCGCACCCATGTAGTCATAAATTTGTCCTGCACCTTGCTCGTTAACCTTAGCACCGCCACGATTATCGAAGTCAGTGAAGTTAGTGTCGTTCATGATGTCCTGCCACTGATGCCAAGAAATCTTAAACAAAGGCTTCTGAGTTTCAATGTCAACAGACTGATTACCGAACTGAGTCAATGTTTCAAGGAATTTAGCGTAGTTAAATCCAAGAGGAGTAGATCCTCCTGCACCATCAAAATCTACGTTAATGATACCTTTTTCATAAGAACCAGATATATCAGTAATCTTACCTGAAACACCAAAGTTTACTGCACTAGAACCGTCAACGCCACCAAAACTACCTGAATTAAGTAGTGCTTGGTCGATAACTAAGTCTTCTTGACGAAGAAACTTGTTCTTCATAACAGTTAACTTTTGTGAACGAGGATCAACACCCATCTTGCTCAAGTCAGCCCAATCCATGAATTGACCATCTTGAAATTGATTACGAGTAATTTTACGTCTGCTATAATCAATGTCAGATACAGGAGAATCTCCGAAACGATTGGTTACCTTGCTAGGCAAACCACCACCAGTTGTTCTTTGGTAAATACCTTCTTTACGGAACAGATCGCCTGTAGCGAGCTGAATGTAAGGACGCATTTTACCACCTTTTGTTTCGACCGTTTCACGAATAGCACGGTCAAAACCAGTAATATAAGTATTAAGCAGATTACCCGCCATAATACACCTCCATAATTAATAATTTAATATACAAGTTTTAGTCGGCTCTGAGTATCCTCACCGTGAGGGTCTAGCCTGATATAAGGTTCTCACCCCAGATTATCTTTCGGGCTTTAAAAGGTTTCCGCTTCAAATCTGCCTGACTTATATGTAATAACTACAAATATGTCAAGTTAAAACTTATGAAATCTTCTCAAGAAATGCTAAACGCTGTTTTAACATCTGTTGATATGTAACATCGCTTGTACTTCCTTCGTAGTTTCTCATTTCTTCTTCCAATAAATCAAGTTGATCAGAAATAGTAGCTACATTTTGTTCTACGCCACTTTCAATAATCTCATCCTCGCTAATTATAGGAACAATGTTTTCAAATACAGCCTTAATAAAGTTTACGTTATTACCAATAGAAGGGTCATCTTTAAACTCTTCAAGTCCAAGATAGTCCATTACATTAGCTACTTTACCCATGTTGTATTCAAACTTATCACCAGTCCATTCTTTACGAAGCGTTTCTTCTGCTTCACGAACTGATAATTCTTCTTCTTGTTCTATTTGTTGAAGGTCAGCAGAACCGCTTTCAATTTCCCAGTCAGCGATTGCTTGAGCTTGCTCAACTGTAAGACCAACTTTGTGAGCCAACTCTTTAAAAGAACCAAGCCTTGCTTCGTCCAACTCTGTACCCTCGGGTATTTCTCCAGTAGTGATTTCATATTCATCTACCTCATTTGGAATGTTCATTATCTCTCGCCGTGTGGCGATGTCGTTTTCATCTTCTGAAAGCCAAAAATCTGTTGCTTTCTTTCCGACTTGAGACTGAGCATTGATTGCTCCTTTAACTAAGTCTGTTACATTATCGTACTTAGACCATATCGAGTGCTTACCTAAATCATCAGGTAGGGCATCTCGCCATGTTTCGTTAAACTTGCCCTCATCATTTAAGATGTTTAGAGGCTGTTCTGCAGTTTCCTCAACTAAGGGTGCTTCGACAGGTGTCTCCACTTCTTCGCTCATTTATTCTCCTATGTTAGCGTTTGTATGTTTTTTTAACTGCCTTCTTAGCAGTTTTCTTTTTAGAAACTTTTTTAGCTGTTTTCTTTTTTTTCATTCCGTGCATCATTTTACCACCTCCACATTTCATATTAACATTTCCATCTTCTTCGTGCCTGACGAATACGACTGTTAGGGTCGTTTCTCGTTTTAGCACTACTTCTTTTAAGTTGTCCTAGCGATCTAGCACAATAAGATTTTCTTCGTTTAGCCGCCTTGCTACCTTTTTTAACTTTACCAGTAACAGCAGTCTTTAACTTTGACTTAGGATTAGCACGCCGATATGCGGCAACACCTTTCTTGGTCATGCCCGCACCAGATTTAGTAGAGCGGTAGTTACCGCCTTTACCAACAGTTCGTCTAATTACAGTCTTAGCCATTAGTCTTTATTTATTTTTCTAGCAAATTTTTTGCCAGTTTCTGTTAAATATAATTTTTCGTTACCAAACAGTTTTGCCAAGATAGTTGTGGCTTTATTTTGCCTCCGCTCCATTCTTTTTTTACCTTTACCAATACCACTAGCTTTTTCAAAAGCAGTTTGAGTTTGTTTTTTAGTTTTCTTTTTTACAAATTTACTTCCGTACATTTTAATCCTCCGAAATCATAGCTTCTATGTATCTATACATATCTTGCATAGCATTTCTATATGCACACTCTGTGTGGCTTAAATCACTGCCTGCTTGCTCGTCAATAGCAGATAATCTTCGCAAGTCTTCTAAAGCGGTTTGTCCCTCTGGAGATAAAAATACTCTACGATAAGCACTAATTAATTTTTGTAGTTCATTCTCCTCCACTTATGCCCTCCTGTGCTAATATGCTATTAGGATCAACCGCCCCACTTACTTTCTGTGCCGCATCTGCCATAGCAGGCATTGCTTGCATCATTCGTTGTTGTTCAGCCGCTTCAGCTTTAGCTTCTCGATCTTCTTCAACTTCAGCAGGGTCTTTAAGAGCATTCATACTAGAGCTGTTAGCAAACCAAATTTCTTGGAATAACTTGTCGTAGTCTACATTTTCTAGTGACTGCAACGCCTGTGGATTCATTTGTGCTAACTCACCAAATACACGCATTGTATTTACTGCACCCATAGTCTCGAAAGACTTAGTTGCTAAAGACAACCGACCAACATAGTCAACTTCATACTCTGCCGACTGCGACAATTCTTGCGGTACAGGAGGAAGCAACTTGCGTTTCTGAAGTATATAAAACAAATGATTCATTACTGGTGTAACGTGTTCTTCTATGTATCGAGCCACAAACGGTGTAAGAGTCATTAAGTCTGTCGTCATACGCTCGTTAACTTCAGTAGCAGTCATATTTCTGTACTGGTCTAACGGACGGAACAGATGATTAAAGAACGCTTTTTTAATCTGCATTTCATGCATATCGTACATTTCTTTAGCTAATGCAGGATTTCCGTTAGGTGCAAGCCGTTCTGGCTTTCCATTAGGATTAGTAGCACGCCACTTAATAAATGAACCCGCACGATTACTCATACCTGAAACGCTGTCGTCATCAGGAATTAACCACTGTGGGTTAGCCTGTTGCTCAGATGCAATCATAAGTGATCGGTATACCACGTTGGTACGCCGAGCTGTCCCTAGAACCATGCTCATAGGCGAACGACCATATATTTCTTCGTTACCGACCATAAACCGTGATACTTTAAATGGGTTGTAATCAAAGCCACTTTCTTTAATTATCTCTTTAGAGTCTTTGGATACATGATAAGAAGCAAAAGGTTTTTCTGTAGCTTTTAGACTACCGTATTTAAAGTCCTCACGAGGTGCAATGTACTGAATAAACTTGTACTTATTGTCTTTCCCCATCTCCATTTCTTTAAATATCTTATCAAGTCTTGCTTCTTTTACAGCTTCTTCACCAAACTTTTGCAGTACCTGACGACCTGTAAGTGTGTATTCACGAGCCACCGTATCTACTTCGTGCAAATGATTTTCAGCAATACGAATATCATCTACAACGTAATTACGAAAACGAACTACATTACGATCGTCTTCTTCCATCATTATGCAGTTAGTGCCAAAACATCCTAAAGAAAGTAAAGACTGGAACTCTTCTTGTGCAAAATTAGACTCTATAATTATTTTATGTGCTATACGACTCACTTCTTCAAAGTAATTAGCTACATTTTTGTTAGCCATCATCATTGGCGATGGATGACGAAACTTAGCCCACACTGTATTAGGCGGGAACATATGCGAAAAGAATCCACTAGCAAACGAATAGTTAGCTTCAATGCAAGTATCAATCATACGTTGCGGCGGTTTTTCCTGCCCCGCTACACGAATGCGATTTATATTATCGTTAGTTTGATAGCACCAGTCTGCACACTCTTGCCACAAGTTCATCCAGTTACCACGAACTGTAGAGTCCATTGACTGGTATTTCTTAATTAAAGAATTTCCGTCCATTAATAACCCATTGTACCCATTGTTGAAGCTACTGTATTTAATGTTTCAGTATCAGTAATTTTTTTCTTTTTCTTTTTAGATGCAGTAGACATCATAGTTTCTTTAGGTTCGATAGGTGAAGTCATTAATGTAGACTCAACACTCATTCGATCATCTTGTTTAGCTTGCATATATTCTTGCGTAGCTACAGCGTCAGCTTCTTGCATAATCGGGGGTGCTTCTTCGATTTTAGGTGGAGCAGGGGCTTTGCTTTTGCTTTTTTTACTTCCCATAATAATCTCTCAGTCTGTTGTAACTATAAATTTTTAGTTTGTCTGAATTTAATCTGTGAAAACACACAAATTTTTTTGGCTCGAATATCTCAAACAATTTTGTAACTTTACCTGCGGCGTAATATACGAACCATGTATCACCTTTGTCAAGTCTTTTATTAGTCTTTTTAAGTATGTAATCAGAATGCGTTTTATATCCGCAAAAAAATAACTCTTCGTCACAATATATATGCGTACACTCTTTAAGTATTTCTTCCGCCTCATCGCCGTACTCTTTAAAAAATGAGGTAATCATCTGTTATATACTCTCTACGGTCTAATTGACTTTTAGATTTTAACAAATACTTGCTTGTCATTTTGTCATGCATAGCCATAAACATCATTCTGACCGCATCAGCACCGTGCGAATGTTCGTTATGTAATATTTTACCCGTGTTCGGATTCCATTGATAGTTGGTGAGGTGATCCAGTAAGTTCTCAAGCGACATATTAATTTTGCAAGATGGAAGATGCCGTCTGACAATTTCAATATCATCCCGCACAGAATTGGTTTTTGGTATTGCTCTAGCTTCAAAGCCGTACTGTGTGCGACAAAAGTCCAATATATTAGTACCCGTATTACCCATACGTTGCTTAGAGTCATGGGGCATATAGTGTCCTGCGTATCGGTATTTTTTTTCTGCGATGATGTCGAGGTAGTGTTTGATGTCGTGTCCTGTGTTTTCATAGTAGTCTATTATCTCCGCTTTTCCGTGTTCAATATATGCAAACACTATTGCTGTTGGGTCATCCATACCCAAATCCCAAAATGTATATACAGGTCTGTCGTTTTTACTAACTTCACATACATTACCGTTATCATACAGCTTGGTCATTTCATATCCGTACACCGAGTTAGCCACATCGGCAACCGCTTCGTTCAAATACTCTTGTCTAGCCAACGAGTACGAAATCATTTTAGAGTCGATGCGGTCTTGAACATTCATGTATGTTAAACCAGTTAGCGGGTCTATCTGCCCTTCTAGCTCTGGGTTTAAGTTCATTTCATCGCTTACCCAACAGTACCGCTTGCTGTCTACTGGAGTAAGCCACTCGCAAAACCAGTTAGGATTATCTTTGTTTGCTTGATACATTTGATGCAGTTGGTTCTTTTTACCACGCATCGTGCCGTTCATAATAATAAACGAGTTGCCTTCGTCTAAGATAGGAGCTAGGAATCCTGTTACCTCTTCTTTGTGCAACGAGAACTCACTCAAAGCGTAGCCATAACCACCCTGCCCTACGAAGTCTAGGTTATCTGTACCACCCATATTGACTGTAGAGCCATTGATTAACGTCAGTTTAAGGTCGGTATTGTTTTTTGCTAATACGATCTCAGGCGGAAAGATTAGGTCAATAAGATGCCCACTCTTAGCACCAATAGTTACTATGTTGTTCCAAATTGCACGCTCTGCCCACTTCCGTGTGGGAAACAAGTAGTAGTAAGAACCAACCCTAGTCATCGCTTTCTTTGAAAGAATTGAAGCAGTTGTAACATCTTTACCATGCCGTCTAGGATGGCTTATTAATATATTCCTAGCACCGTTGTCTAACGCCCGCCACGCCCCAAGTTGGTAATCTCTAGGCTTAAGCTGTGGTAATCTCAGTCTATTTCCCATGTGGCTTCCGCAAAGTTGACTGGCTCAATAATAATATCCCTAGACTCCGCATCTATGCCCAATATCCTAGAAAGCTCTTTAGCAGATGCCGCATTACCGTTGTCCATCTGACGCAACAACGCCTTAGAGATATATTTTTTAACAGCCGCTGTGTCATTAAAATCTAAATCCGAGTCGTTATCCTCTATGGCTTTCTCAGCTTTACGGCGAAACTCCGCTAACTCTTGGGCGTAAGCCCAAAGTTTTTTATTATCTGACTCTTTCATCTCCGCAAATATAGTTTGCGAACTCATTTCTTGCTCCTTGTGCTTTTAGCACTCCAATCAATCTCGTCATAGTTCGACCGATACTTTTCTTTGTCAAACTTAACCCAGTTGTAATTAGCCCCATCACGCCCTTCACGCTCGTTCTTTGCTTTCCAGTTACGCTCTGCTTGGGCATCTGGGCTATATTTGTATGGTACATTACCCCCGCTCATCTATTTCCTCCACATAACACATCATGCATATTTTTTCTTCAACAAACCCCTCTTCATCTAAAACCTCAAAGATAGGGTTGTCTTCACTATCATCACAAAAACATTGATCACAAATCATCTGGCGTCTCTACCTCCATTACATTATCAAAGTCTATCCCACAATACGGGCAATACTTAGGGTCATTAATCCCCATAGGCATCTCGTGTACAAAAAAATAATTCTCACAATTATAACACTCAAAGTAGGATAACTCGTCTATTAACATATTTGTATATAAACCCCCTGCCCTATACTTAGTCAAGTCAAAATTTTCAGAGTTTAGTGAGAGTCCCCACCCGCAACCAGCAACCCTAGCCGACCTCCGACCCCACCCCCAAAGACTTACCCTGCCCCTAATTACTTTAGAAGACTGTATGTATGCGGTGTTTTACCCCCAAAGTTAAAGATGTTATGCAGTATGGCACACTTTTAGCCCGTGCGTGCGGGCGTAGAGGTCTTCGCAAGATGTTATGCGGGTTAGAACATTCAATTTTATTTTGTTTGTTATTATCTGTATATATGGTGTTGTTTCTCTCTTTGTACAGTTTCCGTACAGTATAAACTCAAGGCATATCATATAAGTAGTTTCATTTTTTAGGATTGATGGTTCAAAACTTCCTATTGTATACATAAGTCATTGTGGTAGAATCATTTATGTAAATTGAAAAAGCTAGCACAGCGAGCTATAACGCTTACGGGAATTAACCCGCTTCAGGCTGACTAAATGTGCGAGTCATTAACAGGGTTGCAACGGATGACTGCTAATAGGAAGGTGACACCTTCACGCAGGAATACCCGAACAGCACATATGCGATACAACGGCTAAAACGTGTGACGGCAGACCAACGAAAACGGCGATGATATGACAAGCGAGACGAGATCATATCCTTAGCGGGTTACTTACAAAACCGCTTCGAAATGGCGAAGACTTCAACGGGTTAATATCCTTATTACAGCGGGTTCGTCTCCTCTCTCATTGTTTTTTTTATTGGAAATGCAGGCAGGCTCATATTGTGTGGGTCTCGACGGTCACAACCCCGAAAATGCAGAGTGACAATGAGGGATAATAATGAAAGTAGAATTCAGCAAAGGTAACAAAAAACTTCCTAAATCTACCTATATTTTGAATGTGGGTTCGGCGTTGGATTGTCCGTCTGAAAAGCTCGGATTATGTCCAGTCGCCAAGGAATGCTACGCTAAAAAAGCAGAGCGTCAATATGCTACCGTTAAACCATACAGAGACCGTCAGCGAGCGGTTTTTGATGATGTTTCGGCGATGGATATTGCTACAGCTATAATAGAAGCGAAACGGCGTTCACGAACTCCTATGACGAAATTTAGGTTCAGCGAAGCGGGTGATTTTGCCGATCAAGCAGATGTCGACAAGATGGCAAATGTTTGCGAGATTCTATCTAATGAAGGGTTCAAATGCTATGGTTACACCGCCCGAACTGATCTAGATTTATCTAGACTTATATTAGTTGCGGGTGTTATGATTAGCAACAATTTGAACCGTAAAAAGTGGATGGATCAAGGTGCAAATCGATTCGATCAAGTTAATAAATTCAGCGGTAAACGTCTCCGATGCGTAGCAGATTGCACAATATGCGATCTATGCTCTAGGATGCGTGGAAAGGTTATAGAGGTTGAAAAGCATTAACTCGTTTGAGCGAGTATAAATGGGTGTTAGGCTCAAAGCGGGACGCTGTGAAGCGTTCGTCACAATTAACAAATGAGAGGAAAAAAAATGAAAGCAACAACAACATTAAGAGCTGACCATGTGTATCCAAGCGACAATAAATTCGTTACTGAATGGTATTCAGATCGCTGTGAAGATGGCGATCTACAAGGCACAAGAGATCACTATATTGTGCTTCGCTTACAGGGCGATGGAAGATGGGTGGTTCATATAGGTTATGAAAATTCGGCAGATCATGGCTACAGTAATGGCGAGTATTATGGCGAATCATTCGATGAAGCATATGCAGGCTTTAAGAAGCGGGCAGAGCGGTACGGGTTCACACATATGTACAACCTAGAACAGATGGCATTACTCGTCTGAGCGAGTATAAATAGGTGTTAGGCTTAGAGCGTACACGCCGTGAGGCGTTGGTCACAATTAACAAATGAGAGGAATATGTTATGAGACAACATATACAAATCAGTAATCATGATTGCACTTGGGATGAAATAATAGATGCCTGTGAACGGCATGGATTGAAGCCCGAAATCAACAGTTCGGGTAAATACCAGTCATGGGTTAAATTCCAAGTGGTCGACACCGAGATGACTTGGTTTCTCAAGTGGTCTTTAGATGAGGACTGGCAAAGCTACTGGAAAGAAAGGGACGAATTAAGTTAGCAGAGCGGGGGCTTCACAGCCCTTAATGCGGGTCAATCGAATTGTTCGGTTGGCGAGGTCGCAACCCCTTAAAGCACAGCGAATCAATGAGAGGAATTACAAATGGAATTCAATATGTTAGATAGACACGATAGAGATATATTCGTTAACTTGGTTTATATGCTTCAAAATAACGCAATTCGATTCGAATTGTATCGTTCTAATAAAAACGAACAGACTGAAACCGAAGATCATATCACGGTCGTTGTCAGAGAAATGTAATGCAGAGCGGGGGGCATTCGCCCCTTAATGCAGGGCAATCGAATAATTCGGTTGTCGAGGTCGCAACTCCTCAGAAGCACAGCGATACAATGAGAGGAATAATAAAATGAATGCAATAAATGTTAATGCTAGTCAGTTGGTGCAACAGGATCAAAAAGGCAACACCACTTCATTCGAGGGTTCAATCCTCGATTGGAAAGTTGCGAAACGGAAGCAGTTTTTTCATGCTCCTGCTCGCCAAGATGAATCGGCATATGCTGATAATCTGGGTCTTACTTTGATCGAAGCCAAAGAGCTTGCTATGGTTCGTGAAGACAATGGTAAGCAAATCGGCACGGTTGGCACAGGCTACGAAATCATTCAGAATACTCAGCTATTCGAAGGGTTGTGCAACTCTCTTGAGGGTCACGATTTTACAATAGCTAACATGGGTATGACTGATAATGGCGGTCGTGTATTTATGCAGGCTGATGTAGGTGGTCACTCTGATTTTTCAATCAATGGTGATAAATACAAAGGCTTCTTAACTATGTGGTCTAGCCACGATGGTTCATCGTCTACTGCCTTTGGTGATACCTTAGAGCGTAAGTGTTGTATGAATCAGTTCTTTGCCACTAAAGCAAAAGGTAAAAACGATCTTGTCAGAATGACAATTCGTAAAACCAAATCAGCTCGTTGGAAATTCAACGGCATGATCGAAGCAATGGCGAGTATGTTCAAATCTCGTAGTGAATTTATTGAGCGTTGCGAACGCTTAATGAACACTCCGATGAATGATGACGATGCACGATTGTTTAGTCTAGGCTATCATAACTCAGTCTCTGGTCGTGGTACTAATCTAGCGAATCACATTCATGGTTTGTACCGTTCTGGTATGGGCAATAAGGGTGAGACTCGCTACGATATGTTCAATGCCTTTACTGAGTTCCATACTCATGGGTATGCCGACTCTAAGCGTAGTGCAGAATCGCAGGTCAAGACATCAATTATTGGTGCGGGTCATCGTACTAAGCACAAGGTGCTTGACATCTTGGGTGATAGTGATCGGGTCAAGGCTACGATTGCTCAAGGTCGTATCATTGAGCGTGAGCTTGCAAATTCAATCTAATGCAGAGCGGGGGGCTTTTGCCCCTTAATGCAGGGCAGTATTATAGTGATGCTGTCGAGGTCGCAACTCCTCAAAAAGCATTCGAGAGAGGAATAGTATGAGTAAAACAGAATATCATGTTCAAGTTGAAGCTATGGCTAGTAATAATGATGAAGATGCTAAGCCAGTTCAATCAGAAGAGCTTGGGAATAAAAGTTTTCAAGCTGAGAGCTACGTTGAAGCCGATGAGATTCGGTGGGATTTTCAGCGTAGTTTTAAGAACCGAGCCACCCAAGCCCATATGTGGTTTTGGGATGGTAAGGAATGGAAAAACTGTAGCACCACTGGTATGATTCCAGCGGAGTGTTCAGATGATTGATTGGTCAATACTATTAGCTGTGCTTATCGCTGTTGAGACGGGCGGGGAAATCTACCCCGATCAAGCGGTAGGTGACAGCGGTGCAAGTATCGGCTGTCTTCAGATTCAGATGCCAGTTATTGAAGATGTAAATCGAATCTATCATAGAAATTTTTCATCGATGGATAGATTGAACAGGCAAGAAAGTATGAAGATAGCCAAACTATGGCTAACCTACTACGGTAATCGTTATGAAAGGCGTACAGGTGAAAAGCCAACCTATGAAATTTATTGTAGGTTATGGAATGGTGGCTACAAAGGTTTGTTTGACAAACCAAGTGAAACCGATTATTATTGGTCAAAATGTGAAAGGTATCTAAAATGAGCTATCATGTTCAACTTGTTATATATGAAGAAGTGAAAGAGACTCACGAGGTCACTCTCTCAGAGAAGGACTACAATGAGTTCGTTAAGAATGGTCGTGATCCATATCAAATTATCAGTACAGAATCTGAGGTTGATAAAAGCTATGGCAACACAGACTATGAGATTATTAACGAATACAAAGACGGAGATAAAAAACCATGGAAATGATTGAACCACCTATCGACCCACCAGATTCTTATTGGGGGTATGAAGAAGAGGAAGATTATTCTCTTGATCTGTCAAAAATTGACGCTGAAGATAAATTATAGCCTTGCGGGGGATAGGCTCCCCATTTACTATTCCCACACCAATTTAATTAACAATGAAGGAGGCAATATGCCATTAGAAATAGAAAGAGTCGGAGATCAATTCAATATCTCTGGTAATATGTACACCAACAAGGAGGCTATGGACATAGCTGACTTTGTAATGACGATCCTGCAGGCTGAAGCTATAGCCGAACAGGGTGATGATGCATACCGAGAAAAGTACAACGGAGAAGAACCATGATAGAGTTCAGCACAGCAGGCATACTCAAAGAGGGAGAGAGAAATCACCTCCTCCGAGAGTTACGTCCAACTGGTGCGGTTCAGTTTGTTCCAGAGCCAGACAACCCATACGATCCTAACGCAGTTAAGATTATGTATAAGGATGTTAAGATTGGTTACGTTCCTAAATCCAAAGGTGGACACAAGGGCAGTAATCAAGAGCTAGCTGTCAAAGCCAAAGTCGGTGAGGTGGTGCGTTATGCATACACCCCCGACAATGGTGACAGTTGGAACACAGAACACAAAGGTATTCTGGGTAGTGTTCGTGTTGCTATCGAGGTTGAAGATGAAGATGTATTCTCACCTACCATTGGTGCTAAGTATCTACGCATCTCATCCCTGTTAAACTATCTCAACTTAGGTGGAGGGTTTGACGGCATAATCAAGTGGGCTTTCGATCAAGGAGGCACACATCAAGATTATGTTAGAGCAATAAGCGATGCACAGACAAACGGCACAGCTATGCACGATGCTATCGAGAAGTTCTTACTTGATGAGTATGGCAACGAAGAATACTTGCCAGATGGTCTGGGTCATTGGGTCGATAAGTTTCAACCAGAGACAATCGAAACAGAGATTCGTGTTCGTGACACCAACATCAATGTGACTGGTCAATACGATTGGTTGGGTTACATTGACTACAAAGGTGCAAGACATCTAGCCATCGTTGACTGGAAGTCTAGCAAAGCAGTTAAGCCACATCATAAAATACAGGCTAGTTTTTATGCTAAGAACGCCAGTACAGATGACAAACCTACACTAGCTATGGTGGTTGCGTTTGGGTCTAAAGCCAAGCAGGGCTACAGTTGTAGCGTGGTCGAAGCTGATGAGATCGAATCCAACTATCAAGGTGTATGCTTAGTAAAGCGTGGACTAGATATGTTAGGTGTCAAGTACAAGGAGGATGAGTGCATATGAGTAAAGAATGCCACGCATTTAACGTGCAAGAGGCTGTAGAGTATGGGGTTGAAAAATCCCTGCTCTTACAGCACATTCGCTTTTGGTGTAATCAGAATAAAGATAAGACTACCCATCAGCACAACAACAAGGTGTGGATGTACCAATCCGCATCTGATATGAGCCACCATTATCCATATTGGTCACGACAGAAGATCAGTCGACTGTTGAGAGATATGGAATCAGAGGGTTTGATAGAGTCTGGCAACTTCAATGCTATAGGCTACGATCAAACCAAGTGGTATGCTCTATCTGACAGAATCCAATGTTCAGAAATAAACATTCGAGAGTCAAAAACTGAGCAACCTATACCATATACTAAACCAGATACAGAAACAGATAACTTATTTGAGACTGTATGGATTCAGTATGAGCGTAAAGGCAACAAGCAGATAGCTATGAGGTATTGGAAGAAGTTGTCGTATGAAGATAAGATATCGATAACGAAAGCCATACCTGCATACATAGGGTCAAGAGAGTATAAGTACCGCAAGGATTTTCAAGGGTGGATTAACCCTACGAATCGTATGTGGGAAGATGAGATAATTAAACAAGAGGAAAGGAAGGCAGTAGAGCTATGAGGAATATGCCATTTCATATAGAAAGTGAGGAAGGGGTATTGGGGTCAGCATTATTAGACCCCTCTATCATCGGTAAGGTGGATGTAAAACCATCTGACTTCTATGATCGAAAGCATCAGATTTTATGGGAGGTGTTATTAGATATGTATATTGAGAATCCCGCCATCGATTCGTTGATGATAGCAACCGAGTTAGAGAAGCGTAAAAAGCTACAATCGATAGGTGGATTTGAAAGGTTAGGTGCTTTGCAAGATACAGTAGGTGTCTCAGCCTACTCGCAACATTATGCTGATGAGATCAAGAGGACGGCTAAATTGCGTTCTGAGATCAAAGTATTAGAGGAGGGTATACGGACAGCCTATGATGGAGAAAGTGCATCAGACGAAGTCCTGAGCCGTTTAATCGGTATGAACGTAGAGGAACAGAAAGATGAACCGCTTCATGTACTAGGCGAGAAGTTTATACAAGACTGTATAGATGGTAAGGTGGGGCATTGCCCTTGGTGGTGTCCAGAGTGGACGAACCATTTGGGTAGACTATCTACTGAGCTTATGATTCTACACGCACCACGCTCTACAGGTAAGACAGCATTGATGTTACAATGGATGCTACACCTGCACGAAACTAAATTGAAAGCACCACTAGCTTCTCTTGAGATGTTGTCATCCGAGTTGATGCCAAGATTCATAGCACAAAAGGGACAAGTGAACACATACAGGATGAGAGCCAGAGGTCGAGTTACCGAGGATGAGAAGGTGAGAGCAACCCTAGCTAATGATCAAGTAAAGTGTTTGGAGTTACGCATTCGTGATAAAGGTATGAGCATTGATGAGATTAGAGCTTGGGCAGTAGCTGAGGCGAAGGATGGGGCAGATATAATCTTCATAGATAACCTGCTCTGTATTAATGACGGAGGTGAGAGGTTCGACAGCAAGACTGTTATGTATGATCACTTCATCCGTAGGCTCAAGGCATTGCGTGATGATCTGAAAATACCTATCGTTCTACTTGCCCACCCGAATGATTCTAATACTGTAGCGTACTCTAAGAACGTAGAAAACTTTGCAGATATTATATTGTTCTTGATGGAGGTTCCATCAGAGGGTGTTCGGGTAAGCGGTGAGTTGATACAGCAGAACCTAGATATTCAAGGCACACACATCGTTGCCAAGTTTCAGAAGAACCGACAAGGCATTAGCCCGACTGCTAGTTTAGAGTTTATGGGAGATTATCAGACCTTTACACATCTGGAGTGGCATTGATAAGACATATCTATAAAGAAAATGGGATCCGAAAGGTTGTAAAATTTCCTTATAAAAGTTCAAGAAAAGGTATTGACTATAACCAACTCGATCCGTATTATGAATGGAGAAATAAAAATAAACACACAGACTGGTTAGGTCTGTCAATTAACAACGAGGACAAATAATGAGTAGAACAGCACCAACAGAGCAAAAGTCTTTTGCTAAGAATCCATCTGTAGGTAACATTGAGTGGAACGCTCAACGTGCAGAGTGGAAAGTATGGGATGGTATTAATAAAGTGCAGACGTTTGTTAGCGATGCATTTCGATTCGCCAAACTTGATGAGCGTAGCTCAGTCGAGGGTTGGTCTGAAGAGTTAGGTAGTTTAGCAAGTAATGAGTTTCAGTATGCCACAGATGAGTTGAAGGTCTATGCCTACAAGAGTGGTGATTCCAAACTAATCAAAGAGGGTACATACTCTGACTTAAAAGTAGAGTTGAAGGAAGACGGTCTTAACTATTACAAGATTGTATATGTTATGCTCTTAGATGATGTTGCCGACATTCAAGTGGGCAGTATCGTTAAGTTAAAGCTCAAGGGTAAAACCTGCAATCGATGGATTGATGCTAAGTACACCGAGACAGCTAACATAAAAGCTGAGGGGTCTGAGAACATCGGACGATTCTACTATCCTAACTTTGAGTTAGTAGATATTACAAAGCATGAGATTCAAGAAGCGGATGACGCTGACAAGACTCTACAAGCATACTTCAATGATTCGGTTGTGCCAACAAAAGAGGCAGAGCCAGAGTCTAAAGAAATGCTAGACGATATACCTTTTTAATTTGCATTACTTGGTGAAGTGTAATCACCCATTTCCGTTATTCCTCAAGGAGAACCTAGCCCTATTACACACTAGGTATTATTTATGCCAAAGCTACCTCACAACAGAACGTGGTACACAAAGAAACTAGTCGCAAAGGCTAAGTTGTGCGTGAAGGTGAGAGATAATTATACCTGCCAATACACAGGTCAAATAGTTTCTGGTAGTAACTGCCATGCAAGTCACGTTCTTAATGTAGGAACACACAAGAATATGGAGCTAGACCCTTCTAATATGAAGGTGTTGTCTTCTTACTCCCATCTACATTGGTGGCACAAGGATGTATTACACGCTACCGAGTGGTTCAAAGCTAAATTTCCAGAGCGATACGAGTACCTAATGATGATGGCGAAACTTAAATTTAAAATACCTACAGCTACATTAGCAGGTCTACACGAAGACACAAAAACTGATGGCTCAGACTATGGTGAAAAATATTACGAGATAATACAGGAGATAATAAATGCTTGAATGGGATTTTATATTAATCGCTTTATGCGTAATGGTTTTAGCCACAGCTGTTATGAGTGGTGGCAGATGAGAGCCAGAGATTTTAAACAAAGTTGGGATAGAGGACAAAAACTAGAGGAGCAATTTTATGAACTTGTTAAACTGCGTGACCCGAATGCGAGAAGAGCGACACCGAAAGAGCAATACAAACACATTGATTTTTATACCGACTTCGGAACTATTGACGTTAAAAGTAAAAAGAGAATTGGCAGAGCCGATGTTGATGAACAAGAAACCATCGTGTGGCTTGAGTATAAGAACGTACAAGGACGTGATGGTTGGCTCGTGTCGTGCGTTGACATACTTGCATTCGAGCGGGATGATGACTTTATTCTCGTCAAACGCAAAGACCTACTCGCAATGGCTAACAGGAAATGCGACCTAACAGATATGGTAACCAAGTCTAGTGATGCCTTGTATAAAGGATACACTCGTAAAGGTAGAGAAGATTTAATAACACAAGTAAAGATGATAGACTTAATTAATTTAAACAACAGAGTATGGAGTAAAGATGGCATATAGTAAACGTAAAGCAGTAATGATCGAGCAGTTAGTAAAGCTGTACGACCTTGAAACAGTAGCGGAGGGGTTAGAGATAACAGTAGAAAGCGTAAAGCGTGCATTAAGATACGCTAGAAAGGTGTGCTTATAATGCAAGAGATAACATTAAAGAATGGCAACATGGCGATCACTATCTCTAAGCCAGAGGGCGAGAGTAGAGAAGACTTAATAGAACTTATGAGTACCGCACTATCTTGGATAGAAGAAGAGACTATAGTTCTAGGTGAGTGCGAAGTTGAGGAAGAAGAAACATTATATATAGAACCAAATCCACCTCGTGATAATATACAACACGAGGGTATGTAAACTTAAACTTAAAACAGAAAGGAGAACATTACCTTTTTAAAATTTCAAAATCTTATAACTTGTTGGAGGGGCTAACTGCCCCTTTTTTATTTGTCTAGCTTGATTACTTTAACGTAAGTCGAGCCTCGATAGTTGAGAGTCACTTCCATTGTAATACCTCCAATGTTAGTGCGTTCCTTCGTACACTATGTACTACTTCCGAGCAAGAGCTTGAACGATCTTAATACCAATATATAAAAATTAATTTCATTGTCAAGTCTTTAACACCAAGATTTGAAATGTGCCAGTCTTATCTATGCTAGGATTCTTTTCCCATGCCAACTGTAATACTTCACTTCTATCATACTTACCTGATTCTACTACCGCTTCGTTGCCCTTCCAGTCGACAATTTTATACATAGACATACGTCCTCCGTTAATGGTTAAAATAAAAGGTGAGACGTTTAGTAGTTTATACGATGTGTCTCAAACACCGCCAATGGGGCAGAAAGGAATAAAAGCCCCTAGGGTTACTACTTAACCTGTGATGACCCGAAATAAAATCCGACTAGTGCCAGCATTGTCTGTCGAACT